CGCCAACGTCCTCGTTTCTGTTTGGGGGCAGGGGGGGGTCAAAATGTTTTTCAAAGCTCATCCAAGGCAGGTTAACGTGGACTTTATCGTGGACAAGGCCGTTATGGTCAGGAACCATGCGGTGCTGCATCTGATCTAAACTCAGATGCCCTGCACCAAATCAGGGTCGATTTCGTGCGAGATATTTGCTCTTCCGGAGTCGCTGAGAGACCTTCTCACAACTACCCCCACAACTACTACCCCCGTTCCTTCCCCCACCGTCCCCATAATCATTAGCAACCACATCGACAACCAACCGATCACGGAAGTAGCGCCCCTTAACGCCAAGCAGTCGAGCAATCTCCCGAATCCGATCAGCATTCTCAGTGGTGACGAACTTATTCCGATTTCCGGTAAGGGTAGCGGTTACAGCAGCAGGAGAGACATTGGCGAGTTGGGCAACCTGTCGACGTAGACCGAACTGACATCCACAACTGGAGGAGTTGCCACTGACCAGATTCCCCCGCTCAATGGTCCGTTCTTGTCCACAGAGGGTACAGAGACAGAGCCAATAGGTACGACTCCCTGACTTGACAGAACGCTTCCTGCTATGGGAGTAACGAAGGACAATCAGACGTCCGAACTCCTCCCCAATGATACTCTCATCACGCCTTCTTCCCATCGTCCTCCTTATCTTCCAATTCCTTCGTTGGATTAACGACCTTGATCTTCTGATCCAGTTGTTTCATGGAGAGTTCTCGTATGGCTTCCAGGTGGACCTGAGTCAGATCTGTGGTTTGGACATCGACCTTGGTCTTCTCTCCGTAGCGATCAGGATCATATCTGCTGGCTAACCACTGGTAAGCATCGATGGCAATCTTGGCCTTCTTGGGATCAGGGTTATCAGCATCAGACTGATCCAAGGCATTTGCATTATCAGTAATCTTCGAAGCTAAGAAGGCAGCATGATCTCTCATGGCTGCCTCATGGCGTTCGCCAATCTCTGGATGTTCCTTGAGGTATCGATAGTATTCTCGATAGGGAATAGCGTACCCGTCGAGTAGTTTCCGAATGGCCCCAAACTGAGTGATCTGGTTAAACCAGTTGTCCCACCACTCAGGATCTGCTGCCATTTCGTAGAACCGTGCAACCTTTGCTTCCTTGCGGGAGTGCCCTCCCTTCACTGGTCGTTGAGCCATTAGAATCTGTCGAGTAGGTCGACTAACGGAGAGTACCCTTAGTCGACACGTTAAGTATCTAATATTATTACTATAATATACTATATATTATAGAGAGAGAGTAGTATATATACCGTAGAGAGAGATGATGTTCTTTTTGGAGAGTAAAGGGATTTACTCGACTACTCGACAAATGTCCTCTTTCCATAACGTTATCAGTGAGTTAACGTGTCGAGTAAGGCACTCGCCCTCTACTCGACTACTCGACAAATCTGTCGACTAGAGGATACTTTCCCCTCATTGTGTTTTGCTAAATCTCCCCTTGGAATCCCGTGCAATCAGACGGTTTCCAAAGAAGTAATCCTTTCCTTTCTTTCGCCAATTCTCCCGTGTCAACTCTGCTGCGAGGCACCCACACGATTTGGAAGAACCATTTCGTAGTGCATATGCCTTAACGGTCCCGATCCACCCGCAATCGCACAGAGTTCGGTACATAACGTGCCCACATTCATCTGAATCGACCCGTCTGATCACTTTCCATCTGCCAAAGCGTTCCCCTGACAGATCCTTGTAAACACGTTGTCCTTTTGCTGGCATAGCTACTCCATTTCTGGTGTCGGGAACAACGACCATCAGCTTTCGAGAGACTCCTAAGATCCTCGTTATTGCTTCACGCAGAAGTGTCCTGTTGCATGCGAAGGTTCCCGTGGAATCCTCATAGAGAAAAAGAACCCTCTTTCCGGTGGGCAGCTACATGCTGTGAGTGCGATAGCGTGAGCACTCAACGCTCCCCGTGTCCATGACCGTGTTCCCCAAGGACCACTCTTACCTTGAAGAGTGTTCCAACCGAAACAGAATCATCCGACAGTGTTGGCAATACTTCTGATGCCTTTGGTAGAAGGGCATCTTGTTTGGTTTCTTGTCTCCACACCGTGGACAGGTTCGTAACGAGGAGGAGAGTTCTAACTCTCTCCTCTCGTTTCTCTCTTCTTCCTTTCGAACCGATTGATCACACACTCCAGGTAGTTGGCGAGATCCATTGCCTCTTCCTGTGCGTGTCTTAACCAGTCGATCACTGAGAAATCCTCTCTGGCGAGAGTATTCTCGTACTTCCGGAGACCGTACCTGGACCTTTCCCTCATCTTCCTGCATACCTCCTCCACCACTGGATCAATTATCTCAACATCCTTCTGAGAGTTCTCAGATCTTTCCATAACGTCCTTTTCTAGTTTTGCCTATGCAATGGCATAGGTTGGATTCAAAAACGTCACTACAAGGCGTTTTATGAATCCTTCAGTTCTAGCACAGAATCCTTCTTGATCTTTGCCCTCTTGAAGACCAACAGGTCTGCATTGACCAAGTTCTCAATAATCCGGTCATACTCCATCGTGTCTCCACTCAGCACCTTCGACCTGACTAACGTCCGGTACTCCACACTTCCGCCTTTCTTCGCAATGTATGCCCTTACCTTCTCGTTCTTCGTATCCACTGGACTTGCTCCAAAGTGCGAGTTGAGCAGAATCGTCGTCGATTGAATCGCATACCAAAGCACTGCCCAGGCACTCCGGAGACTCTCCTCCGTTGGGGTCGGTCTCCGACGATCCAGCACCAGTTGCATCAGCATCGCTAACTTCAGCAATGTTGGACCCCACCTCTTAGCAAAGACATACAGATACTGCTGTATCTTTGGATCAGCACCCTCACACACATCATAGATTCGGTTAAAGTAGTCCTCATAAAGTGCCCGTGCCTCCTTGCTCATGTCCTTGATCAGCACTTCCCTTGGTTCTTCTGTCAGCATCTTCATACAGAGATCATGGAGAGTCTGATATGACCCCCATTCTCTCTGATTAACAACGACCCCCCTCTTCGGTAAGGGAGCGGGTCGTTTCCCATGATTCGAGGGAGGGACAAACCACAGGAAACGTGGAAGAAACCCGCTCAAAAGATCATCTTGACCAATGTGCCCTTTGAGGAACTCAATGGTCGACACTCCACAGATGGACATATAGGGCCGATCTATCCGAATCGACCCATGTCCTCTGGTCCTCTCTTCAATCACATCATCGACGTCATAGGCAGCAGTCAGTCTGCTCTTCATACCTTCGTTGTACTTGGCATTGACGTTACTCAACCAACTGTTGAACTCACTCAGTATCCAGACTCCTCCACCTTGCTCCTGCAAAGCATCCAAACAACTCTGCCAAGTAAACGTTCCTGGAAGTGTTCGCTTCCGTGACTGGTAAAGTGCTGCCTTCCCCTCTTCATTCCGTTGAGCAAACTGCTGAGACAACTGGTTGTTGTACCCATCGATGTCCTTTAAAAGTCGACTCCCTGCCGTCAATCCCGTCGACTTAAATGCTCCACTTGGGGCAATAATCACAGACCAGATATTAGGATGAAGTTCCTGGAAGTAGTCACTGCACCAGACCCTGTGCATGGCATAGCCAGAGAGAGTGGAGAGCATTGACATCGTGGGAATGATGCTGCTGCTCTCCGTGGAGGCACTCGCACTGGTGACGAACTCAGCGAGTGTGGCGGGAAGGACGTCTGGCTCAAAATCTGGCAGTTTCTGCTCCGTTAAGACCTTCTGAGCAATCTCCTTTAGGTGCTTCTGTAGCTTCAACTCGTTAACGTGGACCTGATGACGTTTCTCATCCGGTTCAAACAGATCCGCTTCCCTTAACCCCAATGCCTTGCAGATGTCTGTAAAAGAACATCCTGCATGGCAGTTCATCAGGATCTTGTCATCTGTTAATGTAACGGTCAGAGAGGGTTCTTCATCATTGTGTGCAGGGCAACAACCCTGCATCACCCGTGGCCCCTTGGGTTTTGCCTTTTCCAACCTGCTGTTGATCTCTGCCCATCTCTCTGCCAGAGTCATTGGTCCCCTAGCATTCTCATTGTATGAGACATCCTTATCGTGACTAAGTGCCAGCATTTGACCCACCCTCCTCATGCTTTCATCGATAAGTATCGAATACCTTTGAGCAAAGTATTCCTGATAATAAGCAAACGCCTTTTCATGCGGAAGCGAACCCGTAAGCACCACAGCATGAATTCCTTTTCTAACTGACCAATGTCTTGATACGACATACGGATCAGTCCCCATCTTTTCATACGCTTCAGTATCGTCCTTACCATCATAATCGACTCCCAGATACCCGCTATGTTCTTCCAGACATGCGGTAGAAACGTAGGAGAATCGTCCACTGTAAGCGACTGTGGGCAGGGATCTCTTTAAATCCCCTGCCTTCTTTGGCTCAGTCTTCAACAATGAACGAATCTGCTCCGTTACCCCTTTGAGCTTTCGACAGGACCGGATCTCCTCAATGACCTCCTCAAGTGTTTGATACTTTTCAACCTTGTGGTCTCGTACATTCCTAGTTCGTGTCAGCAGTTGGGACATAGCCAAGGCATTGCTTCACAAAGGTCTCTCCAAACAGGGCACGATCATCTGCAGACATGGTCATCACTTCCTGTTGAGTGTAGACCTCCTTGAACTTTTCAATCACACAACTGCACTGAAAGAATGCCATGTTAATCGCAAACTGTTCTGGCACACCAGACATCGTCGGGTCTTTGTAAAGCGTTGCCGTACACTGGTGAACCCACTGAGCGACAAAGGCCACTCCGTAGGTATTTGGACAAGCGAAGGCAATGCTAGGCAGCATCACTAACGTTAAAAGAAACTTCTTCATTAGTAGTGTCCTTCTGTTGAGTGGTGCGTCATGGAAGATGGGTCGATGATCCACAGACCCTTCCTGGTTGGTGTCGGTGCCATTGAGATGTCGGTATCCAAAAAGATCGTTGCTTCTGGAGTCCCATTGGACCAGAAAGGGATTGCTCCGGAGTAGCTGATACAAATGCCACTGAATCCAGTTCTTCTCTCCACGGTTGGGAGGTTCTGCAGTATCCATCGACCAAGCAGAGACAACCTGCTTGTATCGATCTCTATGTCTTTCCAGTCTCTTTTCTGTTGGAGATAAATGCTGATCGACTCTGCATGTCTCTCCTCCGTGTTGAAGACTTTTAATTGTTTCTTGGACAACTCCTGATCCTTCATGGCGTAGGTCATGGGGATGCCCACTAAGAGATAGTATTCCTCATACAACTGATGCCAGAGACGTTTCCGATTCACTCTCTCTCTTTATCCAAAGTGCATCGGTTCTGGTGCTGACGATCTTTGTTGCTTCTCAAAAGATCCTGAGTCACTTGGTGGAGGTTTCAATTCCCCCTCTGGCACAGGGGGAAGCATGTCTTTCGTTGCACGGACATACTTCACCTCTGTAGCTGGATACCAGTTGCCCTTGCCAACACTCTTCTTCCATTCACCCGTGTTGCGGACTCCAATGGCAAAGTCCTTCCGCATGAACTCATTTTCAATGATGTGCATTGACAACCCTTTGACCTCACTACCAACAGCATCTCTGATTGCTCTCCACATTCGCTTCCCACCCCAACCGTCATTGGCCTTGGGGTTCCTGGAAGCCAAGTACAACCACATCCGTGCAGTCCCATCTGGTCCTTCCAATTCCAGTCTGATCTTCTGATGCTTGAAACCTTGGTCATCAGAAACGGGTTGCAGTTGCTCGTAGGAAACAATCTGAGCAATGTAGTTCCCTTGTTTTAGTATTGGTTTGTAATCGGTCAGGTCATATGCTGGAGCATCATCCTCTTCCCCAAATTCCATAAAGACTAGATCGTGATCAGAACTCATACGCTACTTCTCCTCTGTGAATTTCATACCTGTCTACGTTAATCGTCTCCCCACCATTCCCAGTAGGGTAGACCTTCACCTTGCCCCCTTTGCGGAGGAAGGATTCGACCTCCTCCGCAAACATGGTTGGGCCACCGATCTCATGGGTCAGGGAGACCGGAATCTCTCTGGTGATGATTCGGTTGCAAAGAGTCCGAATCTCATCAATCTCCATGTTTCTGGTTTCCCTTTTTTTAAAGTTTGTGATGGGTATTGGTTTGATGTTCATTGCAGTTTCTCCATGATGGTCTTCCAGGTTGGATCAGAGATCTCCTCTGTGATCCCAAAACGATTCTTTGCTGTTGCCCTTTCGGTTTGATGCAGTTGCAGCAAGCGTTGTTGATGAACTCTCGTCTTGGCTACTCCGTTCTCCATGTACTTCTCTTCCTTCAGCTTTAGGAAGCCAATCAGGTCTGCCCACTCCATCAAGGTCTGAGCGTACTTCTGAGTCATCCGGAGACGGAACTCCTTCTGGCTACTCTCTTCACCAGAAGGTCGTTCCTCCGCATGACAGTAAAGGAGAATGTTATTGCCATACTGTTCCTGGATTTCCCGCCAACGAGTAAAGAACTCGGTACGCAGGAACTTCTGGACCTTGCGTCCTCCTTCTCCAAAACCTCGACCTATGTTGTTGATGTCCTTCTTCAGACTGCCTTCTGTCTCTGTGATGATGTGGTCCTCTATCTGTTTGATCAGAGTTGTCGTCTCATCATAGTGGAGGTTCCCCTCTGGGGATTTGATGTAGGCATCCAAGAAGCGTAGGTGTGTCTGGATGTCCCATCCAGAGGCATCCATTCTGCGAGTCTTTAGGAATCTCGCCGATCTGCCACAGTCGACAAGAACTGCTTTAGAGTCGGATGAAGCGAGGGTCGACTTCCCTGTTCCCTCTTCTCCATAAATGATCCCGTTGATGGTGATCGTGGTGGTGGGGTTGACTTGAAGATAGTCCCTCCAGTCCTTTTCTTTCTCTGCCATTTTCTCCCTTCGTAAAAACTAACTTTGATGGCAAGGCATGTTTCGCCTTCTCGCCAAACTCTCATAATCTTGTTCCGTTTGCGGACAAGTCGGTCTGCTGCCTCCTTCAGATCAAAGATCTGATCCAGCAGATCCTCTGGTACTTCGTAGGTCTCTCCTGGCATTGCAGAAGTTACGAAGTCTAAAAGGTTTCGTGGTATCCCAATCTTTATGGACACGTTGCTCTTTTAAACACTTTTTTTTGCTTAAAATTATCTCAACAAACTGATCCATGTTTGTTACCTATAGAGATGTGTTGGAATAATGGGGGGGGGGTAGGTTGGCACAATTCATCCATGACAATTGCCGTCCAAGTTAAGGAAGTATGCGTATCCTTTCATGAATCACTTCCATCCCATGAAACACCACGAGTCCATAACGCTAGTGATAGAAAAATGGTGTGTGGACAAACCGTCCAACGGATACGCATGGACAGAATCTTGATATACTTACGACAAAGTCCAAGATAATTTTTATGATCTTTTGACAATTGAAAGGTATATGTTGACAGAACACGTTAAGACCCACCTTGGTTGGTCTCAAAACGAGTTAGCCAGAAGAATGGGGATTTCTCCACAGAAACTGAGCTATCAGATACGCAATGAGACCTTCGAGTTGGAGAGAATTAACAAGGTTCTGGTGGAGCATGGTGCTCCGGAGTATGATCCCAGATGGGAGACAGACCGATCAGAAAGGTTGACCAAGCAGGATTTGGTTAACGAAAATAATGAATTACGTCAGAAACTTACGCAATGCGAAGCAAGGGTTGACAAATTATTGGAGATCATCAGCAAACAATAATTTTGACGAAACTTTACAATTTTTGTTGATCAGATGATCAGACTCGTATATATGTATAGTTAGTTGATTCATGCAGATCCGCATGGACAACTGATTCGTTAACATAGAAGGGAGTCTGATATGACTAGAAGAGTCGTCAGAGTTGCTTATCACCCATCCAAGAATCGATGGGTTGGTAAGTATATGATTGAAGACCAGATCCGCACTGTGCAACTATGCACAGATGCTGATCTTGATGAGAGAGGACTCAACAAGAAGAAGAACGAAGCAAAACGTTCTCTCTTCTTGGATGAGCTATATCTCAGAAAATATCCCACCCAAAAGGTTCAGCACCGACTGACCCCATTCCAAAGAAGTAGGAAGGACTTCCTCAAACACATTGAGGCAGTCTGTGATTACAGAACCCTTGTCTCTTACCGTGGCACCCTCAACCGACTGACCGACCTCACTGCTGATGCCATCAGCGAGTTCATCGTTACAAGTCGAGAGATGGGTCTCAAGGACTCATCTATCAACTCACATCTACGATGTGTGAAGAGGTTCTCCAGATGGGTAGCCGAGCGAGATAACACTCGACCCGTCAAGATTACCTTCTTGCGGGAAAGCAAGAAGACGATCAAAGCCTATACGCCAGAGCAGGTAGAGACCGTAACGAACTACCTGCTCTCTCAGTGGAACAACACCGGAGAGAGACGGTACTGGATACAACTCAAGGCAGTGGCTTTTATGTCCTGCCTGGGTCTCCGTGGTGGGGAAGTCAACAGTCTGCATTGGCAAGATGTGAACCTGCTTCGAAACACGGTTCACATCCATGATAATGAGTTTAACAGGGTCAAGGGTAGGAAGGACGTCTACCTGCCAATGCCTGACAAACTCAGAGAGTTCATTCAGACCATTCCGGAGCAGGAACGCTTTGGATATGTGCTAGAACGTTACTACAAGGATGTACAGATCCTCTCCAGAGCATTCCACCGGATTCATGACAAGATGGAGTTCACTGGTGCGAAGTCGTTGCACGGGTATCGTGCGTATTTCTGCACCCAACTCTTCAACTCTGGACGACAGGCACCAAAGGTTCAGAGGTTGATGCGTCACTCTTCATTGGTGACGACCAACCTCTACTTGGATGAAGAACAGGATCAACTGGCGGATGCCATTAACGTATTTTAAAGGAGAGGGATATGAATATCGAAAAAGCACTAGAGCAAGAGAAGGGTCGAATCTTGAGACCAGAGCATGTCATCGAAGCAATGCAGATTTGCTATGCTTTGGCTAACTATGGTCCAGAGTCACCACTACAAGACAAGGTGAACCTAATCAATGCAGCACAGTCGTTAATGAAGAAGATGGAAGAAGCAGAGAAGAGGCATCTGAAGAAGTTAGCAAAAGAGGAAGCCAAGAGGCAGACTCTGATGACCTTGTCGATGAATCGTGGACAAGCGTAGCATATCGTGTCCTTATCGTGTCCACCACCCGCTAGACCAGTGTTTGCCTAGCATTGTATTCGACTTTTAATCAGGTGGTCCAGGGTTCGAGTCCCTGTCAGCCCACCAGAAAAGACTAAGGAATTCAGCGACTTGTCCTGAGTCGCTGATCCTGCCTCCTACCTCTAAAAAATCCCATTACCAAAGAGTTTAAGGCTTTTATCGTGGACATTATCGTGGACACGATTTAGTCATATAGCAAAGACTCTTGACCAGTTTCTTGCTGGCTTCCCAAGAGTCCTGCACTGATCAACGGCAGAGCAAACATCAGTTCTGGGAACTTCTTGAATAATGCTTTGCGTTCTTCTTCAGATCCGTATTCCAAAATTTTTCGTATTCCTGCTTTCTTTAATAATGGTTTTACTTTCTTACTAACATCCTTGGGAATGATTGCTCCCTCAAACTCTGAAAGCTCAACTCCTCTCTTTGGTTTGATCTCGAAGTATTCAGTAGGCATCTCTCTCAATTCTGTTCGCAATTCCTGCGCTTTGGTTTTTAGTTGATCTGGAACAGAATGAGGGAACCAATCTTTAAACGATCTGCCAGTAATTAAATCTTCAGATAACCCTTCAATCGTGTTGTAATTTCGATAACCACTCGAAGATGGAAAATTGTCAGCTATGTAATCTTCAACAGATTTTTGAAAGTCTATGATTTTTTGGTCTGATTTTTCTCTTAAAATATCAAATTCTTCTGTTGATATTATTTTGTCTCTTTCACCTTTTATTTCAGAAAAACTTTTAAATCTCTTTCCAACTTTGGATCTAAGGTTGCCACCTCCAAAGGAATCAATCCCAACATCCCCCTGTTCTTTTTCTACAGACCTCATTTTTTTTACAATATTGGGCAATGTCGCAGAAGAATAAACTCGACCGTTGTCAGTTATCCTTTGAAGAATTCTTTCATTAACACCCCCACCTTCTTGTAATATTTTGTTTCTCTTAGAAAGCACCCAGTCTCGGAACTCAGCAGATGGGATACGCTTTCTGATTTCTTCTTGGTAATCTAGTTTCCCCTTATAATCGTCTGGGTAATCCGATCTTTTTACTGATTGTTTTTTTGTTTTTAAAAATTCATTTCTTAGCAAGTCATCAATATTTGATTTATAATCACCAAAATCATTTGAAATTAGTTTCTTTGCTACACTCTCAGCAAAATATTCATTGCCTAACCGGAATTTTTTATTGACTAACTTAATAAAATCTTCGTTTGGGGTTTTTTCTATGTCTGGAACTCTTACCGTATAAGCATCAAACCCATATACCGGATTCTTTGCACTTGGCTTTGCCATCTCAGGACTTGCCAACAGACTAATATCACCAAAGTCAGTCAGCGGATTCTCTGCCTTGCTGACTGCAATGGAGGGCATTGGCAATCCCCCAATACGATTTGCCCTTTCTAAAGGTTCTACATTTATGTTGTGCTGCACAATCATCGGGTCATCGGGAGGAGTTACTGCTTTCTGTACTTTGGGCAGTACCTTTCTAACTGACCCTACTGCTGCAGTGGGCAACCCCTGCCCTGACATCCCTGCTTCTGTCAACAGAGACTGATACTCTGGTTCTTCCATCAAGTTATCGAAGCGATCTCTTGGAGTTGCAAACGGAGTAGTTGGATACTCCTCAGAGTACAGCAGAGACTCTGCTGCTGGACGCATGGGAGACAGAAAGGTCAGAGAGTCGACAAACTCTCTGAACCTTCTGCCATAGTCGTCATTGGTGGCAATCGGAGAACGTCGAGAACCGTAACGTCGAGGAGTCATTTCTTCTTCTTTGCCGTCTTTGCTGCTGCCTTGAATGCTGCAGCAGTTGGTGCCCCCTTGGTTCCTGGCTTCCGCATTCGCTCCACCTTCCCGCCAGATGCTTTCTGTTGTTGAATCCTCTTACGCTTCTTGTGAATATTTTTATAAAGAGACATTAGCAACTCCATTGCTTGCGTGACCAATAGTTACTTTTGAGCTTACTTGTCGACTTAATCCCACCGGATCTAGCACAGTAGGACTTCTTCCTGCTTGGCTGATCCTTCTTGACAGACAGACCCCCCTTAACGTCTCCAAATCGGACTAGGCGGACCTTGTCACCCTCCTTTGCCAGTACCTCAAACTTCTTCCGCCCATCGGTTGCTCTTCTTGGGCGATTATACGCACTGAACGTTTTTCCACGGTAAGTGATGCTCATCTTATTCTCCGTACAGTAAGGGACTCAGGAACTGGTTCTGCAGCATTGGCGAGGTTCTTGGCAACATCCGGAGTCCATAACGTCTTGCCGCATCATCTGCTGCCTGGGACCGTTGCAGTGCCTCCAGTTGATCTGTCAACAGGTCTGCAGGTTGCCCTGTGGACATCAACTGTCGACCCATTGCTGCCTTGGTGAGTTGCCCCTGCTCAAAATCAAGTGCATCCTGCAATCGCCTTGCGGCATTAGCACCTTCGTTGACTGCCGTGATTGCTCCCCCAGAGGGGTCGGTTGCGACCCGTGCCGCTACATCAAAAGAATTTGGTGCCATGCCCCTCTCTGCTACGGTCAAGGATGCTGTTGGAGATCCGGAACGTGGCCCAAGAAACGATGCACTGGCAAACGCTTCCTCTACCCCTACCCTCTGCATCAGGTCGTCGACTGCTTCGTTACTGCTGACAGATCTGAGCTTCTGAACCAGTGTGTCGTTACGGAACTCTTTGGCAAGGTCTGCACTCTTGGCAGTGGTTCTGGAATACTTGTCGAGTAACGCCTGGACTATCCCAGAACGGTAGGCAAGTTTCTTTTCCCCTTTGAGTTTGTTGTACTTATTAGCAACCTTCTGAGGAGTCATCTTGTTGCTCATTAGGTCCGACAGTCCTTCCTCAAACGGTTCCACCAGAGAACCTCTGGAATACAGTTGTCGAGCAATCTGGTACTCCTTGACCAACCCTCCAGCTTCTGTGAGTGCATCATCCGTGATCCGGTTTAGCAGGGTTGACCTTCTCAGCATCTGCCCTTCTTGGTTTGCTCTCTGGTCAATCTTCATCTGATCCCGAAACGCTTTTTGCGTTGCATCCAACTGATCTACCGTTAAAGGAGTCGTCAGTTGATCAGGGACTGGAGTCTGACGGTCAGCAGGACGCATCATGTTCTCCAGATCCAATGCCTCTCTTGCTTCTCCGTATGCCCTTTGCGTATATGGCAGGTTCACAAACCGTTGGATGTTTGGGCCATCCACGGGTTGTGTGCCCTGTTGCTGATAGAACTGCTTTGCCAGACGTCGAGACTCATCCTGGATACCCGTAACGTCTGCCTCATCGTAGGTTCTGCCCATTGTTTGCCCAATGTCTCCCTCAAAGCGTTGCTGAACATTGGGGGTAAGTTGGCGTTGTCCAATCGTGTTCCCGTATAACGTAGAACCTTCTCCCATTGCCAGGGATGCTTTGGCATCAAAGTCAATTGGGTTGCCGATACGTTGAGTCATCGTCTCAGGGTTGATGTTCATCCGATCATAGAAGGTTGCAATGTCTCCCTTGTTCATGCCTTGGAGTCGTTGCTGCACAAAGCGCAACTCCTCCGGAGTGATGTTGCCTTCCTCCATTCTCTTCAAGATGTTGTCGAGTGCCCTCCTCTCATCATCAGGCATCCCTCTCATTGGCGCAGACACACTTGGGGGAATCATACCCCCTGATCCGCCAGAGAAGGCATCCTGCACAGATCTGAGCTTTGGAGCAAGGTATCCTCCTACTGCCTGACCAACCTTACCACCAACTCCACCAAGACCTAATCCAATGGCACTATCCGTTCCTAGTCTCTCTGCATCCAACCCTTGTGTCTGACCTTGCAGACCCAACGGGTTGTCTGGCGTTACGATATTCTCAGCAGTGCCAACGTTATAGGTAGCAGCATCAACTGCCCCTTGCACCGCTCCAGTGGTGACAGGAGATTTTGCGACTCCTGCCAGTCTTCCTGTCTTGCCTACTCCCAGACCTTGAACCCCTCTTGCTGCAAGGTTGCCTGGATTCAGTAAATTACTGAGTACCCTGCTGCCGTACTGAACTGCCTGACCTCCTCTTGCGATTCCGCCAGCAGGAGTGAGTGCAGAAGCAACTCCTCCTGCTAACTCTAATCCAAGGGCAGTGTTTGGATTCTCTTGGGCAAACTGATCTTGCTCTTGGCGTATGATGTCCAACGCCACATCATACGGCAGATCACCCATTGAGAGCATGTAACGAACCCCTGCCTCTGCCTCATCGCTAAACCCAAGGGTTGCCCCTTGCAAAAATGCTCTGGTTCCATCAAGGAGAGTCTTGCCAAGGGTCGGGTTCTTCCGACCCGCAACACTCTCCTCCAGTGCTACCTGTGAAGCAATCACCTGATCCAAGTCGTTAAAGGCACCTTTGGTTGCTTTCTTTACGAAGGTGTCGATCTCCTTGGAGGTCAACTTCTTCCCTCGTTTCTCTTTTTCCTGCTTCAAGACCGTCAGGTCTCTCAGCACACTCTGAATCAGGGAGTTGTCCATTAGTCCTCAAGTGCTTTAAGTTCTTCAGAGAGGGCACCTCCATCATAATTCATGGAGTCCTGCTCTACTGGAGCAAGTTGTATTGGGTCAAAACGTAGTGGGGCAAACCCTGCATCCAAGTATTCTTGCATCGGGTCGATGTTGTAGCGACTTGTCAGAGGTTTTACGTTATCCAGGAGGTTGCGCTTTGTGGTATTAAATGATGCCATGAACGTTGCAACCGTGTTGAAGTTGTTACTGATGTTTGCCTCTGTTGGATCAGCAACCACAGACTTCATGATCTGCTCATCATTCCCTGTCAACACCCCAAGGTTGTACCCTCCTTCATTCTTTAACGTTAAGAGAAGATCATAGTAGTCCGACATGATCTCTCTGGTCTGAGGATCTTTCTTGAGTAGTCGGTCCATGAAGTTTGGCAACCCATACTCTTCCAGTTTGTTTTGCAGGTTCTGGATCTTGTTGATGCTGGTGTATGCCTGATCAATCTTCTCTCGTTGTTTTGATTTCATTCCTTGGAATCGAACGAAGCGACCCGTGTCTGTCATCCGTTGCCCTGGTCCTGCTAAATCAATCTTGGTGATCACTCCTTCTGGAGCAGGGTACTGTGGTTTCTCATACTCAGTCCAAGATCCATCAGATGCAGAGTTGGTCTTCAATGTCCCCATGTAATCGATGAAGTTCTGACGATACAACGGGGAGTTGAGAACCTCCTCGTTGATCGTCCTCTCTCCAGTCTCTGGATCTACGTTATAGACACTCTCCAGTATTGCGCCCCTACGTTCTCCTTCCGTGGGAGTCGGTTCCTTTGGTGGTTTTTTGGAATCATAGACATCGTCTTTGTACTTGCCATATCGTGTGATCAGATCTTCATCTGGTAACGCACGAAGTTCTCCCTCTGTGTACTCCCCATCAAGGGTCATCACGTTAATGATGTCAGCACGGTCTAGGGTTGCGTTCTCTTTGCCTCGTTCCAGGATCTGAGACTCGTAGTTTCGGACCAATGCATCTGCCTGTTTGATCAGAGACTCCTTATACCTCTGATCCATACTCATCTGAGAACGTTTAAACTCCTCATCCAGCTTATCCTTCTCTGCCTGAGTCAAACGTTGCTTGGTTGATCCGTATCCTTGGAGGTATCCAGCAAGTCCTCCTGCCAGTGCCTGATTTAGTGATACTTGAGAGGGGTCTGTGCTGTACTTTGGTTGGGACATCAACCCAAGTCCAGCTTGGATCAGACCCATGCGTTGCGGGTCATCGTAGAAGTTTGTGTCAAAGTCGAGCAGACCGGAGGGAAGCGTGAAGCCCTTCGCTTCCCTTTCCGGTTGTTCGGTGAGTAGACTCGCTGGAGAGGGAGTGCGAGGTTTCTCACCGTAAGCAAAAGGTCGAGGTTGCTGTTGTACTGGTTGTTTTACTGCCTTCTTGGGCATTGGAGGTCTGATCAGACTTTCTGAGTAGTCAACAGGCACTTCTGTTCTTGGAGGTTGCGGCAACGGTGGTCGCAGACTCGCCAATGGGTTGTATGGTTTCTTCTTTAACGATACTGGAGTCCCTGCCTTCGACAGACTTGTCATGGTCTTCGATGTCTGCCCTGCCTGACTATTAATTAACTTGTCAGGGGTCATTCGACTCTCTGCTGGGAAAATCCTCTCCATCGGACGATTCACAGCATCCATTCTCTTGGAATTCTGAATCATAAAATCCAGTGCAGAAGGCATTGCAGAGACATACGAAGAGTATGGATACGCAAGGTTGTCGAGATGTGCCTGATGGACTTGACCCGTCACAGGGTCAATCAACGGATACATCCCTTCATCGTACTCAGGGAAGTAAGGCATCCCTGACCGTGTTCCAAATGCCATGAATTACTCCTTAACCATAAAGTAGACTAAGCAATGCCGCCCCACCTGCAGCATAGGGGTTCTGGGTCACTCCGTATGCACTGAGACCTGCTCCTGCGGCACCAAGGAGGGGGTTGCTCTGATACCGTGGTTGTGTCGTCTGGACAATCGATCCGGTAGCTGGAGAGATGGCAGCATTCCTGAGATCAATCTGTCGTCCTGGGAAATCTAACTCCCTGTCAAATTCTGATCGTATGAAGTCGAGATCCTGCTGGTCTCTGCCTTGCTGTGCTGCTCCTGCTGCCAACATATCTGCGATCCGTTGACGCTCATCAGCAGTACCCATCTGAGTAAGGTTGCCCAATACCCCTCCTGCCTGGAGGTTTAGTGCTCCAGCATTGCGTAGGGCATTCTCTGCGAACTGCTGTTCTCCAGAGTAGAGGTTTCTCAGTTGTGCGAGGTCTTGTGCTTCCAGACCTCGACCCTGAGAAAGCAGGTTGGCATTGAAACCCATTGCTGCTCTATCAGAGGCAGCATCTAACCCTAACGCTTGACCTTGAAGTCCACGATTGGCATTCATTGCTGCAAGTGCCCCTTGCGATTGGAGACCTTGTGCTGCAAGTCCACCCTGAGAACGGAGTCCTTGCGCAGCAAGTGCCCCCTGTGACTGCAATCCTCTGACATCTTGGAGATCTCTGGCAGTCAGATTCTGCCCCTGGAGATTGCCCTGTGACGTTAGGCCACGAACCTGCTGGAGATCTTGGGCACTCAGACCCAATCTCTGCAGGTTCTCCTGTTGAGCCATGTCTGCTGCTCGTTGGAATCCCTGACTCCTCAGTTGTCCAACTGCTGCTGCCGTTTGATCCATGAAGTTGCGGTCTATTTCACTCTGAGCTAACTGAGACCGTGATCCGCCAAAAGCACCCATTGCTGCCGCTCGACCTGCTGCCTGATTGCTGGCAATCTGACGAGATCGATCTAAATCTTTGATCGTCTGTCCAACTACCTGATCCATGTAGGGATCTTGATAGCGTTGCATCTGATTGCGGAACGTATTCTGCTGTTGATAATCGACTGGTCCCGTAATGCCTTGATTGGCATTGCCATACGTTGCAGAACGCATGTTTGCATTGACGTTGCCCATCCCTGCATTGACGTTGCGGAGATTTGCATTGGGATTTGCAAAGTTGCCAATCTGACCTTGATATGATTGACCAGAGAACACTCCAGGGTTGTTCATTCCTTGGAAGTTTGTGTAACTCTGTCGATCTGCTGTTGGATCAACCGTTGAAGCAAAGGAAGAGGAGTAGTCTGCCGCTTTCTGTGCAGCATCGGTTGCGCCAGCAAACGGGTTGTTTGAATCAACCCCGTTTGTAAACCGTTGTCCATAACGACCTGCCATGATCCCCTCGCCAGTCGTGATGTTTACGTTTGGATTCGCAAACCGTTGCCTGTCGTATGACTGGAAAGGTGTGGGCATCTCATCAGGCGTGATCGTGTTCTCATCGAACTGCTGTAATTGCTGATCAATCAGTGTTTGGACTTCTTCCTGAGACATTCCTGCAGTCGGTTGAGTTGTCTGAGTCTCGCTAGTAGTAGAGTTTTGAGTTGTTTGTGAGTTGCTACTGCTCCCCCCACTAGGTATCAATACACCCTCACCAACCGGATCAGTTAGCCCACTTGCTGGATTTGTCGATTGATCGTACTCCTCTACCTCGTAACTATCACCACCACCTTCAACGGGGGTGTAACTTTGCCCTTGACCACTGCTTGGCCCTGGACTAGTTCCATACGTCCGACCTCCTCCTCTACTACGGAAACTATCTGGACCCATGTTCTCCACAGGTCTCCGCAAAAAAGGACCACCTGTCTGAAGATCAGGAGGAAGAACAGACAGTAGGTTGTCTAGGTTTGGAGACCCAAGTGGGGCAGGTCTGCCATCATTGGCGTTTGTTCTGCCTAGTTGTGCAGAGTTCGGATTTAACCCGAATTGCCCAACCTCAGAGTTTGGTTGTCCTTGAGCGTTGTAGCCACGAATTCCTGAGTAATCTTGGTCTAACGTGCTAGGTCGGTAATCCTGATTGTTTGTGTAATACCGACCCATGTCCACAGTATCTTGGGCATAGTCCATTGCCCAATCGGGAAGATTCTTTTGCGTTACGGTCTGGTTCCCGCTTGATCCTCCTTGACTCATATAACCTCTTGTGTGTAGAGAACTGATTCAGACTGAATGTTGAGAACCTTTGACCAACCTTTTCGTCCTATGACCTGGAAATAGTCTGCTTCTCTGCGTATTCCTAATTCTTTGCCAATCTTCAGCAAGTCCATCACCTCTGACATGACTCCTCCTGTGAGGAAGCAGTGATAAATCCTTGCTTTTGGAGTGATGAGCATCTCTGAGACGGCAATCGACTGCTGTCCAATAAGGCAGTCGTATGTGCCGTCAAAAATCCCTTGCCAGACATGCACTGGATCATGCGTGTTGTTGTTGTAACGGAGTGCCCTCTTGACCTGATCCTGTAGTCGAATGAATTCCTCAAAAGCAACTTGAGCATCGTTGATGGGTTCAAACTTGTCTCTGCAGTCATAGATCACGTTATGATCGTGGTGGAGAGGTTGCCACTGTTGTCCACTGTAATCTGATACTTTGTATCATTCGGAGAACGGATGATCAGCTTCTGGTCTTTGTTCCCAAACTCAATGTCTGAACCTTTCGAATAGGTTCCTCGTAACGATTGAGCGATTTGCTCAAAGGCCCTGGCAAAAATATTAGCGTCATAGTCTTTTGGAGGTATCGGAAGGAAGTAGCTCATCGATTCCCTCCTTGGAAAATCTCCAGTCTGGTAGCACCCACCGTGAAGTCGTTAAGTAACTTTCCAGAGATCTTGAACCGTACCTGACGACCCTGCAGTCGAGTATTGATGACTCCATCATCCTCGACTGGGAAGACTGCTGAAACGGTCTCTGGAGACTCTGCTGAGTCTGCTGTAAAGAACTGGAAGGAAACGTCTCCAAACAATGCTTGCTCCGTGTCTGAGTAGATTCTGGAAATTCTGCTGTAGCGTTCTCCTCGCATGATGTCAATGGCACCTGTTTCTGCAAATCCAACTTCTGCTTGATCTGGTGCTGTGCTTTCGTGCTGGTAAATCGTGTTGTCTGTTGGGTCCACTGCTAGTGGGGCATTGGTCACATCCTTGTCGACCCAAGAGTTCCTGCTGATTCCACTCGTACTGGTCGAGTCGTACCAGATGTTGTCTCTGTAATTATAGACAATGTAATATTGGCACTTCCCTGCTTCCCCATTGACAGAGGGACACCACCACCAGATCTCGTTAAACTGAGAATTTGATCCTGATGTGATCACCCCTTCCTGAGTCCAGTCAACGGTTCTCAGCACCCTGTCTGCAATTGGACATTCCAAGACTCGTACATACCCGTCATAGGTCCAGAACCCTGACTTGTTCAGCCATGCAGTGATTTCTGATGAAGAATGAACTGCATACGGAGAAGCAACCCCACTGGATTCCGCTTGCTTTTGAAAGGCATAGACCAATGGGGGTTGGACGTACTGCATCAAGTGCGTATCTTGATCTGTGAAGAGTAAAATTCCACCTTGCACTCGACGACCACAGACGAGGTTCCCGTTAGTCTGCAACGGAAAATCTCCTGCCGTGTTTGTCGTCAATGGGTTCCAGACGTCAATGGTCTCCTGAGAGGACCATTTGACCAGTCTGGTATCGTTATCTGCACCCAAACAGACCAGATGACGCTCCTGCGAGACCACCACTGCCAATGCTGTTGGAGCGGATTCGGTGAACCCGTTTCCTGTTGTGATTTCTTTTGCCAAGACTGCTGGATTGTTCTGCCAGACAAAGACCCCCCGATCTCCAGAATGGCACCCCACCAACCACTCGCCAAAACTGTCTAGAGTCCAGTGTGCTGTTTTGCTGAAGGAGACGGTCCCACTGCCCACAAAAACAGTCGAAAAATCATAATCTGGACCTCCGTAGCTGAAGTAACCATAGCCTGGGCGGAACTCTGATTCTCCTGCTGCTTGGTAGCCAGTAGGTGTGATGTCGTAGAAACGTTGTCGAGCAAATCTTGGGGTGATCGTTACCGTCTGAGAGGATGCTGTTTGTAAAGCATTTTCAGACATTGTGATTGTGTATTGACCAGAACCGTTTGCAGTCGTTCCTACTGCTGTGATGATTGTGTTGGAGGCAATATTGGAGGCACTGACAACGACATCTCCCACTTCGTAGTATGTTGGGTTCGTTGTCAGGAATGTTTTTGTGCTGACTGTGAAAGCAGCAGTGGCATCTGTCAAATCCGTTGGAGTCGTTGCAATTTCGGCAACAAACAACTTCCCATATGCTGGAGAAACTCCCTTGGTCCCATAGGCAAGGTTGCCTACACCAATATTGTTCCGCCAGGAATGCGACCCCCTGACGGCAGAATCAAGGGTTGCACTGGTTGAACTTAGTGGGAGAGGTTGCCATCCTCCAATGGGTCGGATTCTGCCGTTACGGAAACGAATCAGATTCCCTTGGACATAACGTCCTTTGACTTCCCGCTTAGTTCCATCAATAAACCCAGGAGGAATTGCGTACTCGACCAATCTACTTGGCATCTTTCGTCCTCTGTCTCCATTTACGCAGCATTTTTACTCCTACGATTCCCACAACTGGCACACCCAAGATCCCTGCTGCTCCCTCTGCCAACCCTGGGGTTTCCAACAACAGGTCTGCTAGTGCCCAAAGTGTCCCATCAGCAGAAGTCTCTGCTGCTGAGCCCACTACGACTTCTGTGACTTTTTCGGTCACAGAGTCGGTGAGGAGATTCGTAAAAAGATCTTCCATCAGTAGCTATAGATGATAGGGTCTTCTCTGTCGTCGATGTGGATGAAGCGTTTTGCAAAGTCTCCACGTTGCTGAATTCCACACGTTAGGCCCATGTCCATTGCAATCGAAACCAGTTTGTGGGCCATGTGCCCTGTGACATGGACATCAATGGCCCTTCCTTTGGCATGGTATCCTGGATTTTCCTTGACCCTCTCAATAGGGTGACGAGTTGGGTGTCGATACCCACTCGTCACAAACATTGGAGATCCATACTTTTCTCGTAGTTTGATGATCTTCTCCATAAATTCATCGTTCATCTGGCACTCACCACTCGCAGAGCATTTGAGTTCCTTCTCTGCAAAAAATTTGTAATCCACTACTTCCTCTCCAACATGATTTTGAGTTCTTGGATGCTGCTGTGCAGATCTTGGAGAACTGTTGTGTTCTCTTTCATGATCTGCATTAAACTCTGATAACTCGTCTTCTGTAATTCTAAGATCCGGATGTCTGCTGCCGTATCTTTTTCATCAAATCTTGTCCTCTCTTCTAATGCCTCCCTCCGTAACTCATCCCTTTCCTGACGATAGGAGTCTCTCTCTGTCTGGAAATTGGTCTGAAGCTTAAAAATGTAAAAAAAACAAGCAAGTAGACTCCCAAGGGTGCCTCCTAAGTCAGAGAGGACTTGGACCATGTCAGGCATGACGGTACTCAGTCAATCATTTTAAATTCGTAATAGATCAACCCTGTTGTGTTGTCTATTGTTGTATCTGACTTCGACTCTGATTGAGATTCTGCATCAGACTCTGATTGTGAATCGACATTGATGTCAACGTCATCCGTTTCGTTATCAGGATGACTGATGGAGTTGTCGTTACGAATATCTATCTTGATATCAATGGGAGCATCCTCTGACTTTTCGGATGCTGGATAGTCTCCACATCCGAAAGTCAGGAAGACAGAGAGGAGAAAATACTTAGGCATCAGGGAAGTTGTGAATAGGTGCTTTGCCTGTTGGTCTGCCGTCAGCATCGACAGGCACAATAAAGAGATCCTGGAACTCTGTGAGGGTTGTACACGCATTGATTGATGTCTCTATCGTGTTTGATGCTGATCTCACGCTAGCTCGATAGTCGAGGACATCTTGTGGTATCGCCAACGATGTCTCGACTTGCCGTACTGAATACCAATCCGTATCTCTCAGCAGAGATCCTGCTGTCTGCTTGGTGCGCTGAATCCAGTGATTTTTTAATCCTTGTTGAATCTGTTGATTACCATCTATATCTAGCACTGGATTACCTTCAGTATCTACAACTTGTATATCCTCTAGACTTTTGGGGTTATTAGCTGACCAATAAAAACGTTCATCATACGATTCAACAACTGGATCATCTACCCAGACGAGGCCCATTGCTGTTTTAACGTCATCGGTCCAGCGACTCCAGACACTTGGATGAGTAATGCCATTGACGTCTGTCCAAGAACGCCCAACCGTTATCGTAGTGTTGTTGTATTGCCACATAGTATTCCTTAGTTATTATTTATCATCTGGCGTTCGTTGCTGCGTATTTTTGGGGCATTTCAGCAAAACATGCGTAGATGTATGTATAGCTCCCGTTCACACCAAAATTATTATTTCGTACTTTAAATCCGTTGGATAAGAGGTCTCTTCCAAAAACGGAAGCGCCAACATATTCCGTACCGGATAAATTGGGATACAGAACTTTCTCAGCTACGTTATATGTGTCTCTTGTCGTATCCATCAGCCACCAATCGCCATCGAGATCTATATTTTTTAGCAACAGCCACGCAGGTTTAAATCCCGTATAAACAAAAGGCCCATCAGTAGACCCGTTACCTTCATACGAACCGAATGCGGAGTAGCCTGCAACGCTGTGCCAGCAGTAATTTATGTACTCAGAACCACTATTATTATAATTATTATTTGAAGAACCACCCGTTATAAAACTAAATGTAGAGGATGTAATGTTATTATAATCGACAACACCATTTGTCCCACCACCAGTACCTATAATTGATGTGGCATTTAGATGTAAAAAACCTAAATCTTTAAAAGTAAAATTCCAGTATCCACCACTGGTGCTGGTCGAAGTAATTTCTTTAGTAATAATTATATCAGGAGCAGCACTAAGTCCGTGCGGAACTGTAGCAGCACTACCCGTTCCGGTGTATTTAACAATACTAAACCCAGCTTTTGTATTAACGGACATCCGCTTTGGGTAAATTGTTGGTGATCCGCTAGGTGTGTAGCTGCTTTGTAATGTCCCGTCTACTGAAACACTATTTGCTGTCATAGCGCCAGATGTATTACTGTTGTCTGCCGTTGGCGCACCACCGGCTTTCCAGCACCAAGCTACTATTTTTTCGTTACTGCCATTAATATTTCCGTGAGATCCTAAAGAAAATCCAGAAGAATCAAAACTAAGAACTAAACCAGTGGATGTTGTGTTAGTATTCTCCGCTTGAGTAGATGATGAAAATATAGTTTTCCCTGCACCTCGTACACTGTCTATTATCACACCGTGAGCAGAAGCGTCACGATTTTTTGCCCAAACCAAATCTGGTTGAAATCCAACACTAGCAATCGACTGTGTGCTACCGTTACCAGTATACGTCACTGCCTTCATATAATCGCTAGGCAAATCATCTACTGCTGGATCAATTGCTGGATTTGGTAGGTTTGCTGTGCATAAAGCTCTTGCACCACTAGGAACTGAAAATGCGAATGTGCCGATACCATTATCTGATGTATTAGATCCAGCACCTGAAGGTAATGTAGCGCCACCAAATAGATGATCTTGGCCAAAATTTGCATGAGCAGTAACTGTCGCGTGGCCGACTGCAAAATGATAAAATTTACCAGACGGTGAGAACGAAACTGTATAGGACTGCACAGACCCGTTTTTGTAAAATTTTATTTGTTGGTTGTCAAAATCCAAAAAACACCCAACAATATCACCAGATCCGTAGGTATTTACCGTTGCTACAATAGAGTTATTAACTATGATTTCGCCGGTATAGTGGTTATAAGCGACATTATAAGGAGATGTAGCGTAGCCAAATCTTGATGTGCTATTAAAACCTAGTTCAACGACTCCGACTTGTGTGTTCCCCAGATGCTCAAAAAACCATTTACCACTGGAAACACCAATAGTAGATACAACTGTATGATAGTTACTACCCATTGCGATTTTAAGATTGCCCTCGCTAAATGTGTTATTTGAAGTATCGTTAAATAAAGGATTCAACGTAGCAAAAGTATTCGTTGGCGAATCTGGTACTTGGTCGTGGGTAGAAAATGCCATATTAGTTTACTGTCCAATCATTATTATTGCCGCTACTGTCTTCACCAAGATCACTAGCATTACTAAATGTTAATCTAAACCCGTTCGTGCCGTAACTGTCTGTTGCAGTATCCCCATCTGATGCGGTGGCAGTACCCGATCCTGCCGTGCTAAATGCATTGAAAGGTATCCACAGACCGTTTTTAAATTCCCCGAAAAAATACTGGTCTAATGCTTGCCCGTCAATAAATTGGATGTTGGCTAAGTAGCCATCCAAATAGTAAGTATTTGCGAACCATCCACCAATTTTGTGTATTATGGCACTGTTTACTAATGTCGATGTAAAAGAGGAAGTTATGGCATTATCGCCGATTGAAGTTTGAAGCACTCCGTTTATATATGTTTTAATTTTATCAGCACTTGCTGATTGATTTAAATCAATAGCTAATACTATATGATACCAACTGTTAGTATCTCTCAATAATGCTGTAGGCTGTTCCCAACCAAGACCAGTATCATTCTGCTTGAAATAACTGTAAATAGTATCTGAATAAAAAAAGAAAATATCGTTATTCTGTTCAGTAGAACCACTTGACAAAAGCGCCTGTCTATCCACTGTAGCTGTACCTATACGTGAGCGCTTTACCCAACAACTCCAAGTCCAAGTCGTTGTGTTTCCGCCACTGCTGAATGTTCTACTCAATGTGCTGGCCCCATCGAAACGTAGCGACTGATTAATCGGAAAGTCGTAAAATCCGCTATCTGTACTATTTGCAGTACTGCTGATTATACTCACGTTAGCGCCTTGGTCGTAGATACCAGTATATTGGTCCCGTCTGTGTAGTAAGATAGCCAGTACAATCCAGTAGCGCTGATGGTTGTCAGATCCGCTGAAGCGATCTTGGTTGCTGATGCACTACTAACGGTGTGCCCACCAGAATTATCTAGATAGATGTTCCCGCTTTGACCGGCTGCTGGATTCGTAAACGTCAATGTGATGTTCCCAGACGGTGTGCATTTAAAATTGTTTGTGACGCTCAAATCAAATGACCCGTCATTATCAGTAGTTTGCGTACCTCGTGCTGGTGCGGAGAACGTATTGGTCCCGCTAAAGGTTTGCGTACTCGCCAGCAGTGCTGGATTCGTTGGCAGGTCTGAGTCCTTTGCAAGCGCAATCCATGACCCACCGTGCGAGTAGTACATCTTCCCTTCACTGTGAGCATGAGCAACCCGTCCGTGATGGTCTGCTGCAGTTGGTAGATTGGCAACTGCCGCATAGTACGGAGGTGCAATCTTGGTATCATCAATTGCTGCTGTGCTGGAAACAGCAGCATTGACAATGATCCCATCTGCCACCTTTGCTGCTGTAACGGCATCGTCCGCCAACTTCACTGTGGTTACGATGCCGTCTGTAATATCTGCAGCAGTTAATGCAGAATCTGCTGGTGCTTTTCCTAGATAGCTCATGTGATCTCCAAAACTGATACAATGACATCAGAGTTTGCTGTTGTACTCGTTACGCTGATCTGATCCCCTGCCTCCAAAACAACTTTTTGATCTCCACCGATTGCGACCAGTGAACCGTTGACGGGAACAGGTGCGCCTTTAACAATGTGAGCAGTCACATCCGGATCAGGAGAAACATCAACCACCTGGACATCAACACTTGCCACATTAGAGGTGTCGATGTTGCTGACGGTACATCCAATGACCGTTGCAGTCGTTGCTGCTGGACAAGTATAGCAAGCAGTTGCTGTTGAGACTCCTGCTGTTACTGAATTTTTAAATGTATTAGTCATATTTAGCCTAGTGCGATTGCCATTGCTGTTGCCGTCCCTGCTTGATCGACATCAAGGTTGGTTCTTGCCGTCGAAGCAGATCCAAGATCAGATAAATTGTTGTTTGCAAACAATGCAGAGGAAGAAGTGTCTGCTACTGTCACCCAACTATTGTTGTAGATTTTTAGTTGATTGGAGGTGCCGTTGAAAAACAGATCCCCGTTGGTCATGCCACTTGTTGGGTCTGTCGCTCCACTGGTATAGCTGAACTGGAATCCTAGAGTAGCCCACTCTAGCGTTGAGCCTCCTGATGCGATTCTAAGAACCTCACCCACCTGTCCATATGTTGGTAGTAGACTGACCTGTGCCTGTGCTTTGGTTTTATTAACCCAAGCACTTCCTGAGTAGACTAGAAAATCATTGGTTGCTACAGACGTTATCGTGACGTCTGAGGCAGTAGAGAGAACCGTGTTTGCTGTGGTCGTATAATTTGAAAGGTTCGATGTGGTGATCGTTACATACGAACCCAAGGAGGAAGTGTCTGCCTTACTGAGCAAGTCTGTCTGAATCGTGTTAATCGTAGAGTCGAGTGTGTCTGCATTTTCGTTTAAGTATTGGCCCCACAAATCTGTACTTCCGCCAATCTCAGGTTTTTTTAAAGATAGATTCGTTGTGCTGGTAAAACTCATGTATAAGAACCTGATGTAAAGTGTGGACCTCCAGGGTTCGTGTCGCAGTAGGAGACATCTGGCGTTCCGTAGATGGTCTGCTCCGCAATTGTGTGTTGTGACATCCCAATCTCTACCGTCCCACCAATAATGGTAGGTGCTAAACTGCTGGCACTGACTCCGTTCACTTGCGACTGAGTCGAAGACCCTGTTGGCACATATTGGGCACTCAAAATTAGCCCATTGGATAACCATTTAATCTGCATCGTTGCATTCTGTATTTGCATACCCACCGTGCCAACTGAACCATTTGTGAAAAACGGATTTTGCAACGGACTATAATGGCCAATTAAATTGATTGTTGTGCCGACAGAAAACCCCGAAAGATCTACAAAATTCGCATAGATATTTACAAATGATCCACTCGTTAAGTATCCGTTTGATGTAAATCGGTTATGTGCCTGGAGATTCGTGGAAGCAGAAGTCCCGTACGGATATACTGGGTCACTGACTAATGCGTATGTTGCGGTGAGAAGGCCATTAGTATACGAATAACCAGCGAAACCTGCAGAAGTCTGGCTAATTGTATAGATTGCTTTTTGTAGATAAGAACCACTACTTGCCCCATTATCTGGATTCACCCAGAAGTATGTTGCTACATTTCCCAAAACTTTAACTGTCGTTCCACCAGCATTGTAGGCATCAATGTATGCTTTTGCCTTACACACATCGATTCGTGCCTGGAGAATATCTGCCTCTGTCTGAGCCACCCTTGTTGAAATAATGCTCAAAATGCCATCTAGGGCATTTCGGAAGGCAACATAATCAAAGTTTAGAATCTCTGACTCTGTCTCTGGCGGATCTATGTTCTCCAATGCCTCTCCGGTCCCTGTGAAAGCAGGAAACGTTGAGGTGGTGCTATAGTTCCCAGAGTAGGGGTCAGGTAAGAGAGTTGTGCTGGTCCCTGTTAACAGTTTGTCACTGGTCACTCCATCTGCTTGCAACAAAGAATTGATATTGGTCACTTGAGTAATGTTGTACAGAATCGTGTTTGCTGTGGAGGTGTCTCCAAGAGACGCCTCTGCTGCAGAGATTCTGGTTGCCAGTGCCGCAATCTTGGTTGTAAGACTCTCAAAAAATTGATTAATGATCACACCGTAGGTCGTTGGATCTCCGTTAGGCGTTGGGATCTCCAGGTCGGTGTAGGTCGTTAAGCTAATCGGCATTACAATAAACTCGCAGCATCTGCTTTTGCTTGGGCAGCATCTGCTGCTGCCGTGGTTGCATTCGAACTTGCTGTTATCGAACTGGAGTTCAACGAATTGACCGTGCTGACCAAGTTGACCAGATAATTATTTACCATCTTCACAGCAACCGATCTGGCAGTGGCAGCATCGGCAGCAGCATTCGTTGCATTCGTCCCTGCCTGATCCAGTGCATATGCCAAAGAAGTTGTGTCACTGACCACACCCAGAGTGTTATCAGCGTTGTAGGTGCGGGTTGCCAATGAGTCCATTGCGGAGTTCAAAATGGTACCCCAAACATTTCTGGATCCGTTTACCGTTGGCAGTTCAATACTGTATTGCGTAGTCGTTGGGGGTGAGTCAGTGATTGCCATGAGGACTTCTCTTGCTCCAATTCTCAGGGGTTGGATCTGTTTGCTTGGTCCATTGTTTCCCTTTCACAAAGGGGCCAATGCCAAAGCGTTGTTTGCCGAATTTCTGGAAACTCATCCGATTGCTTCAAAATAAAAAACGTGTCGACTACCCTTGTTCTTTCTCCTCTCACTAGACCCCTGGACCTCTGCCACGGCACGGTCAGCAAATGACTGCCAGACAGGGATTCTCTCATCAGATCCAAGATAGGGTTCTGCTGCGAGGAGGGAATAGTAGAGGTACGCATCAGGGTGAGAGTCGATCAACCAATTCGTGGTCTGCGTCGAGTCGTTCAATGCTGGCAACTTGGCATAGTAGTACATCTCGTACTCAATGCTTTCGGTAGGAGCAGGGAACACTCGTAGAGTCTGATGATATACAAAATATCTGGGATAAGTATCTGGTAGAGAAGCAGTAAAATTGGAGTCATTCGCCTCATTGATTTGACTGGTCCCAATCTCCAGTAATTCTCTTTCCTTTGGTGCCGTTGTCCGTAAGTGAGACATCTCCAGAAAGTCATCAGGCATTGACAAATAATTATCTGCTGTGGTCAGGGTTGATCTGGTGTACTGATCTGTTGTCCGTAACTGACGATTCAATCGACTCTCTGCCAATGTGACAAACGTTGGGATCACACTCGTCAGGTCACTTCGATTGAGCCAATTCCCAATGTTTGTCTTTAGTTCAGAGTAGGTCATACCCGACCCTCGTAGACACGGAATGGTTTGTTGTTGTAGTCATTCAGCCATGCCTTAAACTTCTTCTTGTCTTTCGTTATTCCTGCCATTTCCAACTGGTCCCAGATCACTCTGGGAATCTCTGCAACATGCTTCATTCCAGATGCCTTGTCTGCAAAGGAATGCTGTTGGTTTTCTCGCAGGACTTTTGCCAATTTTAGTGTTGGCTCAACGTCCTGCGATACCTTATGGTGGATAAGCAGGTTATTAACGCCTTCCTCAAAATACAGTTCGGAGAGTAAGTTCCCTCTATGATCCAGTATCTGTCTGAGCATCAATAACCCTATCCGTTAAGAGGTCGTTAAGTCGAAGATTCCACCTAGTCCAGCTTCCTCTGTGACTTCTAGTCCAAATTCACATCGGACGACTGCCGTCTCTTCGTCTCCAATTTTTCCAAGTCGTTCTGTTTCAAAGTTTCGTAGATACGCAACTTTGCACATCGAATCGTCCACGAGATAGGCGTCCCGTTCTCTCATAAACCGATTTGGCTTCACCGCCAAATCTCCAAAATCCGTAGCGAAAACAGATACATTGGCCCCTGCACGATCACTGTCAATTAGTTCTCTGGCAATGCTTCGACCTGTCAATGTGGAGACCACCGTTTTGTTATATGGACCCACCATCAACATATCCGGTTCGCCACCATTGGTGAAGCAACTTTGGGCAACTGTATTGATCAGTGTTGCTGTCAATGCCCGTTGTGCAGAAGAGTCTGTTCGTGCGGTAGATCCAACCGTAACAGGGTCTGCACCAGAGGTAGAATCAAAACTGGTATTGGTCGTTAGCCAAGCACCTAGTGTTGCTGTCGTTCGTGCTGTACCAGAGGCACCATTGTTCCGTGCCTGATTACTGGTTAAGACTGCCTCCATTGAACGCTTGAGTTCCTTGGATCTCTTGGTTAGCTGATATGCAAGTTGCCCCTCAGATTTCCCGTAGATAGCAATTCGCTGTTGAGTACCAGATACACTGGCGTTTCTGCTCATGATTTGGCAAATGTTGCTCAAACGAGTTGCATGAGTGATTGCTGCTCTGGTTGTCTGATCTGCTTCGACATCAGCAGTGGTTGAGGTCGCTGCAAGATCGTCCGTTAACCACTCGAAAATAGTGTTCTGACAGTCCCTTGTACCAATAGCTGAAACGAAGGGGGTCTCTGTAGGCGAAATATTCATGATGAGCTTTGCCACATCCGGCATTGCTTCATCTGCAGATGAGCTGTAAACCTTCTTGTCTCCCATGTCGTATGACAGGGAGGTATTTGAAATGACTGCCATTTCAGTCTCCTAAACTTTAGTTTCCTAATAGAGCAGCAAATGCTGCCGTTGCATCTTCTGTGGACCCTGACTTCTCCAGACGACCCATTGCTTTATTAAAGTTGGTCTGTCTACGAGTCGTTGGACCCTGTGGAGACCGACCACGGACCCTTGCTGTTTTCACAGTGGGTTCTTGTGCCTCCTTAATCGCCTGTTTGCCCTGGGCCAAAGATTTATTGGCACTGTAGGCATCATATAAAATTCGTACTAAACGATGATCGTATGCGCTTTGCAGATCAGAATCAGTCAAACCGTAATGCGATTTAGCAAAATCTCTGATCTCACTCTTCTCTTGCTTTGCCACCTCCGGATCTCTCCAGGAAGGAATGACTTCGTTGAGTAACTCTCTTTCTTTCTGAAGAGTTTCGTTAAACTGCTGCTGTTGAATTTGCTGTTGTTCCTGCTTGACTGCTTCCAACTGTGCTGCCCGTTGTGACCTGATGTTGGCACGGTCCTGTGCTAGCTGACGTTGTTTGAGCCACTCCACCGGATCAGCATGTTGCAGTCTCTCCCAATCGATCTCTGGTTCTGGAATCGACGGTTCCTGCTGTAATTGGTAGGCAAAGGTATTCAGTGCATTGACCCGTTGAGCATAGTCCTGCTGTAAGGATTCTAACTCTTTGCGTTGTGCTGACAGTGCCTGAGTCTTTCTGGTATAGTCTGCATTTCTACTGTATCCCTGTTGAAGTTCACTCAGTGGAACTTCAACCTCTTCTCCATCAATCTTGACGACATAAAGAAGTTCCTGGTCCTCTTCAACTACTTCTTCCGCTTCTTCTTGTACATCTTCCTCTAAATGCTGTTGAGGAGTCTCCTCCTCTGGTTCTGGAGTCGATTCTTCTGGTTGTGGAATTGGTTTTCCGGAGAGCAGTGCCTCAAATCCGTCAACGGTTGCTTGTTCACTGGCTCTTACTTCTTCACTCATTTATTTCCTCGTCTGCCTTGTTTTGCTTGCTGAATCCCTCGTTGCGTTTGTGTATTCAACAACTGCTTGAGTGATGTCAGTGCTTCGAGCATATGCCATTGACGTTCACGGACTTCTGTCGTTTCCGCCTGTTTCCAGAGTCCTATATGGAACTCCTCTAATTCTTTAAACGCTTCTTGTACACTTTCATTGGCAAGAACCCGTTTTGCTTCTTCCCCAATTCGAATCTTATCCACGGTATCCTTTCTTGCGGCACCGTCCTAACTTCATGCAGACCTGTGGCGTTGGACACGAAACACACGGTTTGAAACGTCCACCCATCTTGTTAGGCATTCGGCACCTGTTGTTTTTGTTGATAAAGTTGCTCCTGGACACTCATATCCATTCGCTCCAATTCACGGTTACGATTGACTGCTTGGACTAAGGGTCCAGCGTCAATCTGAGTGTTGTACTTCAACTGAAGTTCTTGAATATCAAGGAAAGTCTTTGCCTCAAACTTGTCCCTCTCCAAATCATCCTTCCGCCTCATTTCTTCCGCCTTCTGTTGCATCTCAAACTGAGTTTTCTGGATCTCACTCTGAGCTAGGATCTCTTCTGGAGATGGTTTCGGTTGCTGTTGCTGTTGTGCTTGCTGCATCTGCTGTTGAAGCATCTGCTGCATCTCCTCCGGAGATCTCAGGTACCTTGCGCCATCAATCAACCCTTGCTCCTGGAGCAAACGCTGAAGGGTCTGATAGTAATTCTCTACACTGCAGATAGGGTTGTTTGGTCCAAACTGAGAAATGATCTGCTCCTGTTTGGCAAGCAAGGCGAGAAGCGTTTGTGTGCGCTTCTCGTTGTTGCTGTCCAAGGAGAGAGAAATGCGGACGTCATAGTCCGAAAAGGTCGAGGGATTGACTGGAATGTATTGACCCCTCAACCTCATCAAGATGGGTTCGGCAGTCATATACGTTAAGGCAAGATTGAGCAGTTTCTTGTAGAGGGGTTTGAAACCAGACTCTGCCACATTTCTCGCAACGAGTTCCAAACGGGACTGTGCAGCTTTTTGAGATGCTGCCAGTCCTACCGCACTCGTCGACTGTAAGTGTTCCAACTCCAGTCCCTGCGATGCTCGTCCAACGCCAACCCTCTCTTCCTTGATCGTGTCGAGATACTGAATCAGGGGGAATGCCTGTTGTCCTGTGAACGGCAGCGTCAGCATCTGGAGTGCTTTGGAAACGTCTCCACGGACATTGATCAGAGATCCGATCTTGTCCTGACTGAGTTGATCCCAATCAATGTAATTTTCATTGAACATAATGCGTGGACGGGTCGACAGAGATAAACTGTCGAGGACGTTACGCATTACAGCAGACTTGATCCGTTGGATGTCCTGTAAAGCATCATAGACCGACAACCCTTCCCAAGTGTGGGGTCGGTTGTCGTACCGTAACAGCAAGAAGGGGGTGTCTGTAACGACTTCGTTGGAAAGCACCTCGTGAGCAGAGCCAATCGTACAGATCCGTCTTAGTTCCCTGACTCCGTCTCCGTCTTGGTCCACTCGACAGAATGCCTCTGCATAGTGGACGAATCGTCCTGCTGGATCTGAGGAAGTATCCTCATCTTCTTTCCAGGCGGGATGACGTAACAACCACTCAGAATTGTTGCGAACCTGATCTTTTGTTCCGCCAAACTCGACGACTTCTTCATAGTCATAACCCAACTCCACCAGATCTGAGACTCTCAGCAGCATCCTGTGCGCTACAATGGTTGCATCCTCGACAGACTTTGCTGTTCGATTGATCAAGAACTCCTCACCTGGGAGACACTCCATCTTGATCTGACCATTTGGAGTCTTCCTTGTCAGATGGACATCAATCAACCCTGTCTCTGCATCCGTCTCACTGCTGCTTACCTCAAACCCCTCCTGGAGAAAGAGGTTGATCTGCATCTCATTTAGTCCAGAAAGTCGACGACTTTCGACGTTAAAGGTCTTATCGTAGTAAACTTTCAAGATGCCTGTGCCACTGATCAGCATGTCCTTGATGGCATCACCAAAGACCCCATAGGCGTCTGACTGGTCCAAGAACCAGTTGGCTAAGTCTGTTGCCTGTTTTGCAGGTTGAACATCTTCCGGACCCCGTGGCACAAACTCACAGACCTGTTCTCCGCTGAAAAACACCCTCATCAAGGACGGGACCATCGCATTTACGGCATCAAAGACGTCCCTGCTCACCACCTGGGAGCGACCCTTCTCCTCATACGGAGAGACATCAGACTCGCTGAACGGTTTCCCAAGGTAAAACCGTTGAGCGACAACTCTGCGATTACTTACATCGTTGTCGATGTAGTCAATGGCATCATCTAGTGTGGACTTGACCCATGCCTGGAGTTCTTCCTCCGACATGGGTTCTAAGATTTCGTTACTCAAAAGAGAGTCCTGTTGTTGGTTTATAGATATGTTGACGCTATCAAAACATTTTTTGATCTGTCAAAGTCAAACCACGTTGCCAACAAAAGGTTGTTCATACCCACCTCTGGCACGATACCTGCCGTCAGGCAAAACGGAACTCTGGGCAAACGTTAAGGAAAAGCTGTCTCCATAGTCCGGAGATGCCCCAATTCTCTTGGAAAGTTCTTCCTTACGCTCAACAGCGATCTTGCCATTGGGACGATAGATGTACCTGATGGCAAGCAAGTCCCTCAGTAGTTCCTCCTTGTCCGGAATGCTGACCTCGTCGTCAAACCATTCCTTGGCCTTGAAGTATAACTCTGCTCTCAGATTGGCATAGGTCTCGCCCAGGGCAGGAGACTCCGATACATTGACCCCCCTTGCAGGAATACCCCAACTCCGTAAAGCATCCAAACAACCTGCGCCAACGCCAATCGAATCCACCAACACCTCTGCACATTCGGGAATGCACCCCTCGTAAATGTCGAGGACTCTTCCTGCTAACTCAATCAAGTCCAACTTCTGATAGCTGTAGATGCCCAACACCTGACGTCCCTGCCTCACTGTGACCACACTATGGTCTGAGCCATACCTCGCAGGATCAACGCCCATGACAATCGGGTAGTCGTCCGGAATGACGACCTCCCGATTGATGGCATCTGTTACCCTCTCTGCACTGAAGACCGTGTCATCATCCTGAGTTGGAAATTCGCCAATGACTCTTACTCTCCACTGATTGCTAGACTCCGGATACTTCGACCTCATCTCCTCAATGAAGGACTCACTGACCAAAGGGTTGTCAAGGCACGATACCGTCATCAGTTTCCAACCCTTCTTTGACGCATGGAAGACATCGTAAAAGAATCCACTGCTGTAGACGGGGTTCCCAAACAAAAGACAACAACTGTTCGGTGTAGAAAGGCTGCCCACTGAAGCCTCCCAGACCGAAATGGGTACGCCACTGGCTTCATCGATGACCAACATCACTCCACCATGCGGAGGAGCATGGACCCCCTGCAGGGCAGTCGGAGACTCTGCCCTGGCAACACGAAAACTAATAAACCCCCTCTCCGGTGAAGCAGTGAGTTCTAACCTCTCCTGCTTCACTGTGATCAAGTCTCTCAGTGCTGCTGGCAACATCCCATGCCACTTCTTCACCTCTGCTGCCAGGGCATCCTGCAACTGAGCAATCGTCGGTGCCGTTACGACCACCTTGACGTCGATTCTTGTTAACAAGAACCAGAGCATCAAAACACTCGCACAATGGGATTTTCCCACCCCGTGTCCACTTTTTGTTGCTACGAGACGTTGTCCAGAAGCTATTGCTTCCATCACCTCCTGTTGCCAAGGCAACGGTTCTACGTTCAGCATGTTCCTGGCAAACCCTACCGGATCATCCCGATAGGTCTCCATGAACAATGCTATGGGGTTCTTTTGATTTTCCATAATCTCTCAATCGTTACGACTGTCTTTCCGCCTTTTACGACTTCTCGACGCTCCAGATACAACTCATCTACCTGATTGTCGTTTGGGAACACTCCTGCACTCTCCAAAAGGTCCAGGACACTCTTAGCGTAGTTGTCAATGTCAAAGCAACGTCTTGTTGGTGGAAATATCTGCAGATGGACCCGTAAACGGTCCTCTGCAGCAAATGGTTGGAATTCCGGAAGTTCGGAAGCAAATGCTTTGAAGAGACGGCCCTTCCTGCTCAGAAGAGTCCTCCCATTCGGAAGATGTCGATAGTAGGTATTGACAGACGGGGGGAACGGTAACGCTAAGGTGATCAACGATAGGAACGGAAGACTCTGTGCTGCGACTTACAAGTCAACGCTTCAACTAGATCCGGATGCTGTTCTTTGAGTTTCTTCGTGTCGAGAGACGATCTCTCCTGCACTTTCCAAGTACAGAGTACCTTGCCTGATGAGGATTGCAAACCTGCGTGGTCTGCCACCCTCGACTTCAAAAACGTCTCCAACTTCTTGATCTGCTCGTCATACTGCCCTCTCTCCCGCTTCAACTCCACATACTCCTGCAGTGCATGCTCCTCCTCAGAACTCGCTTCACGCAAGTCCTGATGCTCCTGCGGATACTTGTGATCAAAGTCTACCGCAAACATCAACTCCGGTTCGTTGCCAGACTGGACGTCTGCCCAATAACTCAATGCTCTGCTCAGGATCTCTGCCTGTGCTGCCTTGTTCTCCAAACACTTCAACACCCTGACCTCCCTGTTATCCAACACCCCAACGGCATAGTAACAAACCGACTTCTTCGTTAAGAGCAAATACCACTGCATCTGATAGAAGTGAGAAGGGGGACACAACCCCCCTTCCACTTCCTCAATCAAATCCCCATGATTGCCATACTGCGACAACATCCTACTTGTCGTTGTCTTGCACTCCAGCACCGCATCACTCCGGATGCCATCGACATGCGCCACCAGGAAGGGATAGTCCGGATGCCGATACCTCTTTCTCGACCTCCGGAACGTTAAGCCCGTCAAGCGTATCGCTTCTGACCGGATGAACTCCTCAAAAGCTGTCCCCCAACGCATGGCATCATTCTCCCCAGGAGGGTCCAACTCCCCTCTCTTCTCCAAGAAGAGTTGGTACGGAGTCTTGTAGGGATTTGCTCCCATCAATACTCCAATGTCTGATCCTCCAAGGAATTGCTTCCTCTCCTCAACCAGAAACTGCGGATTTAACATCTCCACTCCTCTGTACATAATTGACTTTCTGAAACTTCCTCAACGGGATCATCCGCATAACGACCCCAGACCCCTTTGTGATGCGACAACGGTCCTGCACCTGCTCTCCATGTAACCCCCGAAAGGGTGAGTAGAGCCAATACTCGCCCCTTTCGTGTGTCCGCCATCGATGCACGAACGTGGTCGGAATCAACCCGTGAGACCACGATTTACACGCATATAGCCATTTCTTGACTTCTATCGGTATCAGGATCTCGTCCAACTTCCCCTGCTCGTACCTCCTCGTCTCCTCTACAAAGGTCTTCAACTCAAAATAACTCTCCACATTCCCATCAGCACCAATCGATACAAAGTCCATGATCTGAGAGTCCTGCAACTTGATCAACTCCTTGCCTGTTGCCATCAGGTAGAAGTCCATGAAGTCCTTCTCCTCTGCTAAAGAGTGCAAGTCACTGTCTGGATAGGCCATCCATTGCTCCATCAAAAAGTCTAGAGTGCAGACTCTCTCTCAGAGTCCCATTGGTTAAACTTCGAAACGATTACCTCCGCTTGCTCAATCAGCTCCATCGGGTAGGTGTCCGGAGACCTCTCCAAGAGTCTCAGGACCACCTCCCAAACCATCAACGTGTATAAGTTCTCCACCTCCTGCAACGTGACTCCCACTGGTCTCTCCAACATCCTTTGCTGCAACATCGACTGAATCATCTGCACCCCTCCTCGTTATCATCGTTATCTAAATCCTCTGCATCCGACCACCAGTCCACTGTGATCTCCGGTACCCTCGTGCCCATTGCCCAGGCATACCTCCATTCCCGATAGGCATAGCCCATCACCTCCATCTGCTCCTCGTTCCTCGCAAAGACTCCAATCGGGTCGTCCCTGTCGATTTGCCTCGTTAGCCATCTGTAAAAATTCATAAAAATTTAAAATTGGGGTTGGTCGGGAGTTTTTGCTGAAAATTAAAAGTTGAGGTTGGTGGACTACGCCAACGTCCTCGTTTCTGTTTGGGGGCAGGGGGGGGTCAAAATGTTTTTCAAAGCTCATCCAAGGCAGGTTAACGTGGACTTTATCGTGGACAAGGCCGTTATGGTCAGGAACCATGCGGTGCTGCATCTGATCTAAACTCAGATGCCCTGCACCAAATCAGGGTCGATTTCGTGCGAGATATTTGCTCTTCCGGAGTCGCTGAGA